TCATTCGCCTGATCGCGTGAAAGCGGCTGCGCCGCAAAGCCCTCCTCCCGCAACTTCGAACGAGCATCCGCCGGTTTGGAAAGCCACTCTCGCAGTGATTGAACGGGATCCGCATGAACGACGATGGAGGTAACCAGCCAGATCAGTGCTGCAAGCATCCGGGGAAGCATGATCGCACGCTAATCGATCGCGCCGCCAAATCCAATGCCCACTTCTCGCCTTGAAATTGGACCTCGTTTCGCAGATACTTCCCCGCCCTGCCGGTGATTCACAGGCAGGAACCCGGGCGTGTACCCAAGTGGCCAACGGGGTCAGACTGTAAATCTGATGGCTTATGCCTTCGTAGGTTCGAATCCTACCGCGCCCACTATCCTCTCCCACTCGATTTCCCGCGGAAATTCCAGCGTTTTCGCCCTGGTTTACCGGGTGATTTCTACTTTCCATGCATCCCTCATTTGTGCCACGAAATGCCACAGAATGGCGTGACGGGTGCAAACCGTGTGAGCGCCCGTGTGAGCGCAGAATTCGGGGCCAGTTAGGTCTCTCGCCCAAGAGGATTAGCTCCTCGTCCAGATAGGTCGTTTCCGTGAGCTTGCTTTCTGACACCCGCATCAACTGCTGGATCTCGGCACGGCCAAAACCCATCCGCTGCAGCATGGTGTTGAATGTGACGCGCAAGCTGTGGAACCCTGCAATCCGCCCGAAGGTATCCACCTTGGTGATGCCGAGCCGTCGGAGATCATCCGTTACCGTGTCGGGGCGCGGTAGCGATTCAAATACCTTTATGTCCATCGATACCCGCGCCGGCCGAAGAAGCCGCAGCTCTTCCTGTACGGCGCCAAACATCGGGATGATTGCTGGCTTCTTGTTCTTCGTCTTCGTCGGTGGCATTACAAAGCACGGCTTAGCGACGTCGATCCTGCATTGGCCCCAGGTCAACCGGCGAAGCTCACCCCATCGGATCCCTGACGATGCGGCGATCAGGTACACCACGGCGCGAGGCGTGGTCATAAGCTTCTCAAGCTCCTGATCCGTAAACGCGCGCTTCGCGGTGCGTTCCTCCCGGCGAGTGTCGATAGCATCTATCTCACGAACCGGATCCGAGGACATGCGAAGCACCACCTTGTGCAGCCAGCGCACCCACCGGCGCAGGTGGCTGAGATACTGATTCTTCGTCTTTCCCTTCAGCTTCGCGCGTTGCCGCCAGGCGAGGAAGGACTCCGCCGTGATGTCGTCCAGTGTCTTCCATCCGCAGGAGGCGATCAGCTTGTCCAGACGATTCTCGTAATTCTCCAGATGCTTGGCGTCGAGACCTTCATCACGCAGATGCACGATGAAATCCCGCAGGTGGCGAGTGACCGACTTCTCGGCAGCGGCGATCTGCGCTGCACTCGGCCCCATACCGGCGCGGTTCATTTCGCGGGAGAGGCGGATGTCATCCAGCAGCTTCTGAGCAACGCGCTTGTCCGTCGTCTTGAGGCTCTTATCCTCAATGCGCGGCATGGATCCGACCTGGAGTCTGTATCTCCAGATCCGGCGTCCGTTCGGCTTGTAGATGTAGGCAATCACTGATTCACCAACTCCTGAACGACAGACTCTGAATAGAAACTGATACGGCCATCCTTGTTGAGAGGCGGGTACTTCTTCTCCGCAATGCGACGATAGAAGGTTCGTCTGCTCAACTGGAGGAGCTGCAGTAGTTCCTCTACTCTCACTCGCCGCTCGATTGGTCTGAACTTCTCTGCCATTGATTCAGCCTTTCAAAACCCACGCCCGCCGCTAGGTCGTGGCGTGAGTGGAGGGGAGATTCATGCACCAGCCGCGGCCATCGCGGGATCGTCAACATCGGCCGATTTCCGCTTTCTTTTCCCCAGCAACTTCCCGGCCTCGATGATCGCGCCGTGGATTTCCTTTGCCGTCTCGATAGATGGGATGGGCAGCGCGCCAGCCTCCCACTCATGCAACTTATTCGTTACGGCGTCCAGCGCATCGCGATAGCACTTCTCGCGCAACCCAGATTCGTAATGGCCGAACCACGGCTGTTCGAATCCATGATCCTTGTCGAGCCTCAGAAGGAATCCATACGCCAGGTTCTCGTTGCGGCGAGGGGCGATCTGCAGGATCAGCTTGCCTTTGAGATTGATCAGATCCACCGCATCAGCATCGCGCACCTGGTCGCCTACGGGCTCAGGCGTCGTCTTCGTGAGCGGCACATCCTTGTCGGCGGGAGTCTTCGGCGGTACAGCAGGCGCCGCCTTGCCGTTCTCGTAGGGGTGCGCGATCCACCATTCGGTGAGCTTGTCTCCGACCGCCGACTTCGCGGATTCGCCCACACCCTTGATCGGCGCGGCGAAGCGATCGTTGAGCCATTTGAACAACTCCATGCCGTTGCGGATGCCGGCGGCTTCAAGCTTCTCCAGAACCGCGCCCTTGGCGAATTCTGACACCTTGACGCCCTCCAGCTCCTTCTCACGCTGGGCCTGACTGGGAAGGTTGGGGGATGCCTGCGAAGCAACTTCGGTTACAGCCTTTCCGGCGTCGGACTTCGGTGCATCTGTCGAACCAAACGGAAGGCGATCGATGAACTGACCACCATCCAGCTTGAGAATGTCCTCGATTGCCTCATTCTCGACCTTCTCCCACTTGTTCGCGGAGTCCATCTCCTCCTTGCGTTCCGCGGCAAGCGAGGCGGCGCGGGTCGTATGGGATTCCTTTTTATCCCTGGCATCTATTACCGTCGCCAGCAGCCGCTTTCTCGTTGACTCCAATTGCATCATCTTCTGCACGTCGGGATCGATGCCCTTTCCCTTCTTCTTCGCCTTCGACTTCGCTTTGGCTTTTGCCTTCGCCATGATTCCTCTTGCCCTATGGGGGGGGCGTTATTGGTTTGCCGCACACGCGGCTTCTTTATCAATAAGTTTCTGCACTTCCCCGCGATTGATTTCCACGTCGTCTCCGGCGTCGAAGCCGAGCCGCACCTTGCTACCGAAGATGTCCACCAGCTTCACGCGGATGCGACGTTGTCCCTTGGCTGGCGGGACCGTGATGATTACTTCCTCTTCGATTTCTCTGCCGAAAACTAGCATGTTGACTCCGTTCAAAATGGAAGCTGATCGCTGATGACAACAGACGCGCCAGGCTTGCTTCCATAAACTTTCTGTGCGTACTGCAGAGCCACCTGTGCGTCATCGTGCCAGCAGATCCCAGTGATTGCATCTTCGATGGCCCGAATCAGCTTGGTCGCGTCTGGCTTCACCATCTGCCAAGTGGGAGCATCACCTTTTAGATCGCCGTTCTTTCTATAGTGCGACTTCAGCCGCGGCATGGTGAACGTGACTTGCAGATACAGGGGGATTCCGCGAACTGGATCGCCGCCAGCCATCGCGGAGATCGCGGCGGACTGGACGGACTCACGCCAACCCTTGCCACGCTTGGCATCGTCGATGACTACATTGCGTTTCCAGACCCTCGCGCCACCGACAGAAGCGAAGATCGGGATTGCCCGCTTGCTTCCTGCGGTCGATGGGATGCCTGGAACAAAGAACTCGATCTTCATGTCCACTACTCCGTTCAAAATCGCCCGGCGCCACCATCGCTTTCGCTACTCTCGCAGCCGGGCGCGAGTCGCTGGATCGTGCGCGTTTCACATCGACGGATGCCACTCCGGCAAGTCCAGCTTCATCAGAATCCCGCCAGCCTGCTATTCACAGGCGAGCGAGGGGGTAAGACTCGGACGCGGCGTGGTAGTGGATCTCCTTTCGAGTTGAACCGCGTCCTTGTTCAAGCCGCTGGCCCGGTGCGTCTGAGGTCGCAGGTAGGGGAGGAACCTGCGATTACTGGCCGGGCAGCGTGTTTCATTGCCGGATAGATCCGGCGTCCAAATCGAATGTCCCATCTCGCATTGCACAGAACAGGTCACGACGAAACGCTGGCGCAACCTTCTTGAAGCCGCCGCGAGTCTGGCACGCCTTTTTGATCGCCGCCTCGAATTGCGATGGAGGAATCTCAAGAGATGCGGCCAGCGACTCCAGCTTGGCATACGCCTTCACCGCATCCATCGACTCTTCTGTCGAAAGCTCAACCTCTGCCGCCGCCGACTGTGAGGGGTCAGCAGCCATGGACTCCGGCGCCTCGGGTGGGGGCGCATCGGAGGACGGCGGTTCGGGTTGAGTGGGGGTTACGGTCTTCAATTTGTCGATTCGTTCACCAATGTCGCTTGTGCGAGCCTTTGTCGCAGACTGGTCGAAGAAGTCTGCCACGGACGCCATGTTGTCCTGCAGGCTCTTGTAAATCTTCCGCAGGTTAACCAGTTCGATTTCGGTGCTGGCGTCAACCTTGTGACCCATCCGCTTCTCAAGCATCTCCTGGGTGACGCCCATCTCGGAGAACACAGTCACCATCTTGCGGATGCGATCGACAAGCGGTTCCTGATTGCCGCCGGTCAGGGTCTTCTCACACTGGTCTAGTGCCTGGTCGATGACATCGCCTGGGATGATGCCAAGGATGCAGGCTCGCAATCGACGAGCGCCCTGATTCGCGGCAAGCTCGTAAATGTCCCGCGGATCGGTCAGGGTCTTCGTCCCCTGTCTGGTATGGCGTTCGTGCTTGATGGTGAAAATCTTGGTCTGTCGCGTGTTGGTCTCAAGATCCCACGCATAAGCCATCACCGATGATTCACCATTCTTCTGTTCAAGCTCGATGATTCCAAAGTCGATGTTTCCCCACGACTGCGCCATTGCCTCGGCAAGACGGATCGACGGCCCGGTTACGGTGGTGTTGCCGCGCGGGTACGCGTACAACGCCTGCTCTGCCAGCGTCTTTCGCTTGCACGACTGCATGATGCGACCGAATGCGGCCATCTCATCGCGAGGGAATCGCTTGGCGACGACCATTGCCGCCTGAACTTCCTGCGCCGATCGCGTTGTAGCTATCTGCATGTTTCCGCCGCCGTTGCTGGCGCGCGAATCATCACCGCGAGCAAGTCCGAATTCCTGATGTTGTGTTGCTGTTGCTGTCATGGTCAATTCCTCCGTTTCGTCCAAGCCGGAAGGCTCAGGACTGTGATTTCTTCCGAGTAGCCCGGCCACTTTCCGGTGCGGACGCACTCCGCGTATTTCTCTTTGAGTGGTTTCAACGCTTCGTGTCCGCGAGTGATGGCGCTGCGATCAAGTTCCACGACGCGGGACGCGAATGGCGGCTCATTCTCAACGAGGATGAATCCGAACCTGTCAACGCCGCGCCCCTGCGACGAAGCCGCGTCTTCGTACATTGCAGCCTGAAGGTAATACCCATACGTCCAGATTGACCGCTGGAACTCCTCGTCACTGGCTGATCGAGTCGTCTTGAGATCGAAGTTGCAGCCGATGTCCCACAAGGGAATGTCTATGCGGCCCTTGCAGTAGAGACCGTCAATCTCATCGTCGTTCCAGAATACCGATAGTTGGCGATCAGCCGCCGCCTCGATTAACTGGCGGGCCTTGCGGTTTGACATCACGCTCGCGTGCATCGCCGTCGCCTTCTCTACTTCCGCGACTTTGACGACGCTGCGATTGCCAGCCTCCGCTTCCGCCTTATCCCATTCCTTCGTGCCACGGCGGGTTGCGGTGGTGACGAGGAACAGTGAATCAAACGCATCCGGCGTGAGGATCATGCAGTCCGTCAAGCTGCCTAGGGTCATCGAATCCGATGTCTCTGGGTTATCGATGGCGTACCTGCAATGCGCCGCCGTCTGACGCATTCGAGAGAGACGGGAATTACTGCAGGCGTCCACCGCGTGATAGTCACCCTCTGGCATCCCGCGAACGATCCCGATTGGCTTTGAAAGCGTCTGTGTCACAGCGCACCCCCATCCCACCGATCCTGCATATTAGCCGCGTCGTATGCGATCTCTTCCGCCTCAACGTGTCCGCTGTCGTCGCGTTCGCTTCGTTTGATGTCCTCAACCACGCGATTCAATGCGTAATCCAGATGCTTGCGTTCGTACTGATTCAGCCGCTGGCGAGCGATTGCGACACGCTCTGACTGGGTGAGTTGTTTGCTGATTGGTGTCACGCTGCACCGCCTTCCGCCTTGACGATCACTCTGCGAACTTCGAGTATTGCTTGCCTCGACTGCTCATGCCGATGCGAAGGAATTTCGCCATAGATTCCTTCTGGAAACGCAAGACAGAGTAAATCCTTCAGCGCTTCAAGCATTTCAGGAGCAGCCGCGATGAGATTCGCGTTGGCTGCGGCGACTGCTTCGCTTCTGGCCGAGTCGTTGCCGCGAACGGTCTCGATAGATGCAATGCGAAATGGCTCTGAGGTAGCGTGGATGTTGTGAATGGTTGAATCGGAGTAATGCCCGACAAGCACCTTCCACGGTCCCGGCGTGTATTTTGTCGTTGCAACGTTAATCGTCTTGACGTTTTCTGGTGTGCTCGGCATAATGCCGTCTCCTTCTGTTATTGCCCGGTATGGCCTGCCAGCCTCCGGGCGTTTTTATTCACCGTTTCCACTCCGCGACCTTCCGCCCGACCATCAAGCCGAGAGCGATCGCGATTACCTGCCCGAGAATGAAAAAGCAGATTTCCATGTCACTCCCACTCACTCGATTCCCACGCCTCGCCGCCCTGAGCCTCTGATTTCCCGAAGCACATATCCCAGACCATGTACGCCGCAGCCGCCGTCAGCACGAACGGCACGACCACTACGAGCGCCATAAGCGTTAGGATCGCGTTGATGTAGTCTCTGGCTGCCGACATGGTTCTCCTTCCCGATTCAAATCACCGCTGCGAATTGGAATGGCCCTCACCGGTCTGGGCGGTGACAATCCTTTGACCTTCCGTATCCCGCCCTTCCCGGCTGTCAGAGGCTTGGGAGTTAATGACACGACGAACACGGCGCTGTTCCACTGCTTCAAGGATCAGGTTCTCTGCTGCCTCCGTGTGGGAACGACCAGCGCCAAGTTCAACCTCGTGAGCAACAACTTCGAGCACCTTCGGATTTCTGATTTGGAGGTTCTGAATCATGCTTAATTCTTCCAGCAAAGAAGATTGACGGAAGATATTACGCTTTCGACTGATTGCAAGGGAAATCTTGCCACAATCTTCCTTGAATCTTTCGCTTGCTACATGCAAGTTTTGTTCTTACCGTGGCTTAGGTGGATAAAACCGTGAAGAGAAATTTTTCGCTTCCCGTCGAAGTCTCGGATGCCTTCGACGTTTTGTGTGAGCGGGTTGGCGGAAAAGACAAATGGATTGTCGTAAGTGCGTCGATTGCGGCTTTTGCGAATCTATCTGGCGATGAGCAGAACGACTTCATGGCGCGGGTAGTTGGTGCGGCAAAAACAGGGGTCTTCAATGGGATATTCCCCGCCCCGGACACCCTCGGCAAAATCACCCCCGCCACGCAGCCGCTCTCGAAGATGGACAGGCTGAAGCTTCAGACCGGAATGAAGACGGGAGACGAGATTCAGAAGCACGAAGCGGAAGCAGCCGACTCCCGAGAAGACGACGCGAAGAGGCGACGGAAGGGGAAGTAGCGAAGGGGATGAGCCGGTGGCAAAGCGGAAGAAACCTCCGATTGATGTTGCTCGTGCGGTACTGCACGAATCCGGCTACAGATGCGCCAACCCAGCTTGCAGGTTCGTGATGGCTCTCGACTCGCACCACATTGTTCCTGTTTCAAAGCGCGGCGGAAACGACGCGGCAAATCTGATTTCTCTATGCAAGAACTGCCACGACCTTCACCATCGCGGCGTGATTTTGGAATCATCAATCCGCGCGTGGAAGATGCTGCTGCTGGCAATCAACGAGGCGTTTGACCGGCACACGACCGATTTACTGCTGATGCTGCACAAGTTCAAAGACGAGATGCGTGGATTGCAGCGAGACACCCTTGTTCACTTCGCATCGTTGATTGCATCGGGGATGGCAGAGACATCGGTGGATTTCAGTTTCACAAGCGGGAAGTTTGAGCCTTCGTACAAAATCAAGCTCACCGGGCGAGGGAAGGCATTTGTCGAGGCGTGGATCTGCGGCGATCTGGAGCAGGCGTCTGCCGCCTCTTCAGTTCCGCTTTCCCCTTCCGCGTGAGGCGAGGAAAAGCGCCAAACCCGGTTTCGTCGCTGTATCGAACGATCTTGATGTATCCGAGAGACTTCAGTCTCTCCATCGCGATGGTGTGCAGGATGTTGTAGTCGCCAAGCCAGTCGCGAGATGCGAGTTCAAGGCACTGCGTGATTACCGATTCGCTGATCGGAGAACGCGAACAGCCGGAACGATGGATGAATGCGAGGCGACTCACGATTACACTGTACACCCGCGTTGCCGATTCGCGATAGAGAAAACTCTAATGAACCGCAAGAGTTTTTTGATCTCTCAGCCACGCCGCCCGCTGCGATCCCCGCAGCACCCTGGGCGTCGGCAGAAATCGACCCAGTGGCGTGCCGTCTTCCGCCGCGACTTCCCGCCACACGGTCACAGATCCACAGGCATCGCAGTCCATCCAGCGATTGACAACGTGCTGCCCGATGAGGGTGACGTATTCCGGGTCCCCGGTGTGGATGCTGCCGATCATCACCTGGGTGCCACAACTGCAATCCATCCGGTCGCTGACTACAAACTTCGCGGCGACTTCGACTTGCTCTTGCCGGGGCGGGCGCAGCATACTAAGTGCGTGCTCGCCGCCCTGCCGGCCAAGCTGGTCAGACACGATGTCCGCGAACGCTGCGACATCCACAGCATCGGACTCGGGATCAATCCCACGCTGGCCCAGCGCGAATATCCACGCATGACGAAGCTCGTGAAAGAGGGTGCGCTTGCGATCGGTGGCAACAGTCGAAATCAGCACCCGCCTCGCGCCTGGCTCAAAGTACCCGTCGCACAGGATCCCGTCGCGAATCAGGTTATCGATGACAGACACAGTGAATTGCTCGCCGCAAAAATCGAATCGCATGTCCGCTCCAAGTGGGAGAAGCGGGTCTCCAATACCCTTTGTAGTCGTCCAATAATGACGGGAGCAATGTACCTAACGGAAGCATAACAGGCAAGGGTAAAATATTGATGGGAAAGGTGGGATGGTATGAAGTATCGAGCACTAGTAGCGGACTCGAAGACAGGCAGGGAGTTTGAGACGCTGATTCCCGGAGAGGATGAGGCGGAAGCGAGGAAGCTACTGAAGCAACGAGGGTTGATGGTGTCGAGTATCGAACCGGCAATCGCTGATGAAAGCGGATTCGTTGGCGTGGCTGGAAGCCATACGGCTGCATTGCCGACGCCGCCAACCCCAAGGAAGATCATCCTCGAAACAGAAGACCGCTATCCAGCGATGACGCGGCTCTCGTCGGTGCTGTTGGTAATCGCAGTGCTCGCGTACTTGGGCGGATCGCTGTGCATCCTTGTCGCCTTCATGATTGCTGCTGACAGGAGTTGGCAGGCGGATCATCCCGCCTTGACTCCATCTTCGTTCGGATTACTCGGCGGACAGACCTTATTCTCTGGACTCATGCTTCACGCCATCGCGCTTGCACTCATCGCCCTACGAGACATTGCCGAAAACAGCTTCCGCGACTGACTACGGCGCAGGCTTCTCATTCACCGTCACGGCCACGTAAACGCCAGTCGGAAGCGTCCCCGACCCCGCAGAAATCGTGATATGCGCGGTGAGCACGTCGCCCGCGACGAACGTCAGCACGGACAGCGATCCCGCCTCCGCGACATATGCAGAGTTGGCGTTGTCGAGTTGGATCGTGCCCGAGAGAATCGTCGTCCCGTTTTTCTTGATGTCGATGGTGACAGTGCTGTCCCCGATCGCCGCCGCGATGCTTCCAGCCTTCACCGAGATAATGTCGCCGTCGCCGTAAGCGAGATGGAGGACGCGCGTCTCTGCGGTCGCTGCGGTGTTGGGTTGCTGCCACATCGCGCGGTGCTGGTGGCGCAGCTTGGTCGCTGCAATGTCTGCTGCCGATGCTACCTTTGCATCAGTGACGGAGTTCGCGGAAAGAGTGATGGTGTTGGCCGCGAGAGTGCCGCCGATGACCACGTCGTTGGGGATGATGGTTTGTGCTGCCATGTTAGTTACTCCTGTTTGGTTGTTGGACCACAGCACCCGCCCTGCTGTGCTTTGCGTCGTTCCTTTTCCGGTGAAGCGTCGGCGGGAATCTGGCACTCCCGCGTGTAGTGCGGCCCATCGCACCGATTGCATTTCGGCGGCTGTCGCAAGTTGACTGGCCCCTGCTTACGCGCCTCGCGCATGGCAGCAGTTTGTTCGCGATAGTCTTTCATCAGATGACAAGCTGCGCCACGTCGATCGTGGTGGGCCCAGTGCCCGGCTGCGTGCTTGGCATTGAGGCTCCCGCAAGCTGTGAGCACCCTGGCGATGGCAGCACCTGCGACATTGAAACCCCATAGTCATATCCGTCAAACGTGTATGTCCCCACCGGGTCGCATGGATCGCTCGGCCCGGCGCCGCCCCAGTAGATTCCACCAACACCATCGCCGAGCAACAGTCGCCACGTTTCTGTGATCGGCTCCCAGTACAAACGGGGAACGACATTGCAGTTCATTCCGGGCAATCTGATACCCCCGCTGATGTCTTGGCTGCCGCAGTCGCCGCCCGGCGAGTAATCATCATTCCCCGGTCCCTTGGTCATCACGCCATCCCACACCGGCACGCTGCTTCCAGAACAGTACATCTCTGGACATGAGAAATCGCCGATCGTCAGTTGCAGACAACAGGGAACCTCGCAGCCTTCAGAGTCGGGGAATGCCCCATACACATGGCAGCAGACATTCGGATCAAGTTCAGCGTACAGGTCGGGAATCGTTCCGCTGATGATCAGGTCAGAGTTTTCGACAAGCCAGTCGGCGTGATCGCACCATGGCACGGCCACCACGTCATACACTTCCCACCACGCGCCGCCGTACTGGAAGAATTGCCCGACAACCAGATCAGAATATTCGGTGACCGTCTCAATCCCTTCGGGAATCGGTGTCACCCAGCCAAACAATCCATTGTCGCTTGAATCGCAGTACCGCCGCGCCGCGAGATAGATCGCGTTGCACCCCGCGGCATCGCAGCCCGGCCCGCCTTCGTATCCCCAGGTCGTCGCGACGATCTGGTAATCCGATGATGTGAAGATCGTCCATCCATTCCCGGTGACTTCCGCTTCGGTGTACGTCGTTCCACTTCCGTAGGGGTCTGGCGGATCAACTACGAAGCACCGGGACAGCGAGTTGCTGATGATGACCGCCGCGTCGATGTCTGCGGCAACGACATAATCAGACCAATCATTCTCGCAGCAATCGAGAAGCCGCTTGTACGTCGCGGTCTCACTGGTACAGCAACACGGATCTGAGCCGCCGGCGATAACAATCCCGTCGTTCTTGATCCGAACATGCCCGCTGGCCGATCCAACCTGTATCGCGTTGCCAGCCATTAGCTGCAGTTCGTTTGGGAAATCCGCTCATCCGCCCAAATGAGGGTGACTGTTGATCCACTGATGTACGCCATGCCATAGGTTCCGGCGGCCATCGTGGCGTTGACTACCCGCTGCCCGTTCCCCGTCATGGCAACCCCTGTCGCGAATGTTGTGGTGTTGGTGATGTCCTTGACGGTGTAGGTGAATGAGCATTGCGTTGCTGCATCGCCAGCACTGCCGCCGTCTGATGTCAGCCGAACCGGAATCATCCCTTGCGGCGTTACCGGATACTGCACCACCGCCAGCTTCGTCCCCGTCCCCGATTCCTTGTATAGAATCCTCGCCGGTCCCGCGAAGCTGCTGTCTAGCTGCGTGCTGTCGCTGGATTTCAGTCCCGCGTGGGTGTGGTTCGCGTTGCCGATGTTGATGCGAGCGGGGAAGATGCCGGAGCAGAAGGCAAATCCCTCGACGCCAGCCTTGATAGGCTCGGCCAGAATAACGAACGGGTCCAGTGTTGTGCCAACCGCTGTTCCAACCAGACAGACATATTGCTTAAACTCCGCCGAGTCCGCGGATGGATCAACCGCAGAACCATAAACACACATGACGTCAAGTAGGTCCCTGTCGGACCCCGACGAGTTCTTGATCCTCGTAAGGCAAAATGGCAATGCGGGCGCGTCGCCAATAGCAATTTCGCCAATTGATCCACGGCGCACCGTGTCTATCAGTGCGTTATAAAAATCAGATGGGAACTCAATTGAGTCCCCACGGCCTACGTGTTTCGGTGTCACAGGGGAAGCTTATTAAGGTCGTCTCGGGTCTTGTAATTGATATGGACTTCTTTGATTCTGGAAATTGTTACGCCGCCAACAGTCTCTGAATCATCGAGCATCCAAACATGATCAAACGGGCTCGCCGACCAGACAATTCCGTCTGTGGTTCGCTCGATAAATCGCGACCTCCGAAAATTGAATTGTACTTCTGTGTCCTCGCCAACCTGAGACCCATCTGCACCGTCAAAGATAACTGTTCCTGCCCCCCAGCCGAGAAACGAACTACGGTTAACGCAGTCATAAAGACCCTCAATGGTGTTCACCAACTCATCGGTGAGACCATACTTGAAGAACTTCCGGCGAATCGTGAATCGCATGACCGATGCTCTTAGTGTGTCTCCGACAATCTCGTACCTTCCATTAGACTGCCGCTTTGCCCTGACAACTCCAGTCGGAATCTTTTGCGTCCAGCCCTCAGCCAGATAAGTAGTGCTTTCTCCTGAATAGATTTGCTCATCTCTCTCTTCTCCTGCAATCGAAAAAGAGATTTCTCTTCTCGGCTCCTGTCCTCCCCCGCCAGCAGGCAGACCCGTGGACCTTGCTTTGTACTTGACTGTCGCCTTGAACCATCCGCCGCCGGGGATTTTCAGATCTGTGATCTCATAGTCCTCCTGAACCTTGTTGTCGTACAGAAGCGGAGCCCCATCCACGAGCGTATTGCGCGCGTCCAACTCATCCTCGGCCCCGCGAATGAGATACGTCAGCCCAGCCGTCGTCGATGTGATCGGCTCGGAGAATGGGCCTTGATAGATTTCGGCTGGCATGGATTATGTTGCTTTCAATGTTGTGTCGACCGGAAGCTTTCTTGCCACCATCGAATAGAATTCTTTCACGACGGAATGAATGTCATTGAGCGTTCCGTCGCTTCGTCCGGTGGAGATGCCCGCCAACTGAAACGCGGATCCCGAAAGGCTATTGGATGCGATTTCCTTCGTTGCCTTGATGCGTCCGCTCAGAACCGCCGGGATAATCCTTCTCGCCCAGTCCCACGCGGCCTTGCCCGCCGCCCCGGCTCCAGTATCACCGAGCAGATCGGCGCGGTATTTCTTGATTGATCCGTTGTATTGATCTTGATTGATTGCGGCGCGCTTCAAGAGAAAGTCGAGTTCTCTCACCCTATCCATAAACTCAGTAATTGGCGTTGTGGTTATCGCCTTGGCGCGGCGAGAGAGATCGTCGTAAAAGTCCTTCCATGCGTTTGACGATTCTTCCGCTGCCGCATCCGACCGCTGCATTCCCTGCACCCTTGATACGGCGGATATTCTCGCGGCAGCCTGGTCGTCGATAGCCTTCAGTGATTGTGACAGTGCGTCTCTCTGCCTAGCAATCGTTGCTTCCATATCGTCGACCGCTTTTGCCGCAGCCATGAGCCGACTTGGATCCTGCGGCCCCCACTTGGATCCCTCAACAAAGTCCGCCTGCTTCTTTGCAAACTCGTTGTACAGTGCTCCTCGCTTTAGCTTGCTATCCGCGATGGCTTTTTCTTGATCCTGAATATCCTTTGTCTTCTTCTGTTCTTTCGCCCACTTCTTGATCTCTTCGATTTGCTTAGAGGTTTCTGCGTCAATATCGAAGAGTTTCAGGGGCAGCCCGGACATATTGAGTCGTTCGACCGTTTTTGCCATCCCGGCAGTAAAAGAGGCGGTATCTTCAGCGATCGCCGAGATGTGCTCTCGCATTGCCCGCATTTTTTCGAGGATGCTGGCATGTAATGCGTCCTGTTGCTGGACGGTTTCCAGATAGGTTTTGTTTCCGGTAAACCAATCATTGATGTTTTCGCCCGCGGTTACGATCGACCCTAATACGGGAATCGATTTTGCCAGCTCGACACCCATTTCTCTGGCGTTGATCTTCCCTTCGTTGAATTGAGACTGTAGCTCTCTTGCCCGCGTCGTGGCCCGCTCAAGGGTGAATGCGATTGCCCCAATGCCAGCAATCGCACCAGCGCCGCGAATGGCCTTCGCCACGTTGCCAAGGGTGGATTCTTCACCCAAGTTTTTTTTCAGCGTCTTGAATACGCTCTCTGACTCTGCAACGTCTTTCTTGAGCTGCGAGTTATCCCCGCGCACCTGCACGGCCACGCGCCCGGCGATGATTTCGTTACTTGATGCCATGGTTACACAGAATCTCCAGAGAACCGCCCGCCGCCATCAATGGCCCACGCGGATGGATATGTTTCCATCGCCTTCATCAGCGCCGGAGCCATGTAGGGACGCGGTGCGATCTTGGCGTATCGAATGCGCTGCCTGACCTTATCCCTCGGGACGCGATAGAAATTCAACGCCCGTTTGCCCCTGCGGATCGTCTTGACCGCAACCGATGCTGCCTTCTCTGCTGGAGTTGCCAGCCACACCGGGACGTACCGATCCTTGATGTTGTATCCCCACGGGATGCGATCCCATGTTTCCTTGACGACGTTAAACAACTCGCGAACGCCAACCATGCCGCCGCGTTCAAGAATGCTCGGGACAGCGCCCTTGATGAAGTTGCGGCCCTTGCCCCCGCCCTCGAAGACATAGGATCGCATGTTGTACGGCGTGGGGCCGATGACCACGGTCGTGCTCGCGGGGTCGTATGCGAAATAGATATTCCGCCTCAACCCGCCTTCGTGTGCGCTGGGCGGTTCTCCGGGACTGGACACCTTCTTCCGCTTCCGCATGGACCGCTGTGCTATCTTGCGGACCAGCGCGCCGATACGAGTCAGCGCCTTCGCAGTCTTCGCCTCGACCATGTCCAGAATCTTCTGGCGGTCGAAGAAGAATTCGGAGATTTCCCATCCACCGCCGCGGCGGGATGAGCTTGCTCTGGTTGGAGTGCTAACGAGCGCCATAGCGTATCGCGATTTCCGATCCCTTGATTGTCACCATCGTTGCCCGTTCGGACTTCCCGCCGCCTTCAGATTGGTAGGGATTCAGATCCTCGGCGCGAATCGCGGTCCCGCTGCGGAATGGGTTGGAGTTGATGATTGTCGCCAGCAGCACACTGAATCGGTTCCATTCATCCCGCCCGCGGGCCTCGTCCATCTCGATCAACTCGCCGAGAGTGAAGGGTCCGGGATCGATTCGGAGCCTTCCGGCGAACTGGTGGATTGCGGTCCAGAGTCCGTCGGGATCGCCAGCGCCGCCGTCGTCATTGCCTTCACCGCTTCGATCTCCGCTTTCACTCCCGCCCTGATGGCGGGGTCGCGGAAAAAATCGACCAGCCCTCGCTCAACCGCTTCTGATGCGCTGGCGATGGCATCGCCGTGCATCTCGGCAAAGAATCCCTCTTCGCCGATGGTCCGCTTGTCCGCTTCCGGCTTGATGATCAGATACGCGACTTCGCAGACGAACAGATCATCGAATAGCAGCCGCTTGAGCAACTCGCCGATCTCTTTCCAGTCGCCAAAGCTGACGCCGAGCCCATCGCGGATTCGGCGCAGCGCATTGCAATCAACCCTGACGAGCCATTCCCGGCCCGCCGCGTCTTTGAATGTCATGGGGGAATCTCTCTGCGAAGGAAGGATTTACGCCGCGGTATGAGCGCGGAAGAAGCTGCCGAAACACGGCTTGACGGTGATGCTCACCTTCTGCGTGTCCTTGATCGGCTGACTCTTCTCGAACTTCGTCACCTTGCCGTTGAAGATCGTACCCTTCACGCCGGTTGCCCACGTCGCATCCATCAGGCCCCAGGCCATCGCGGTGCGTGCCCGGTATGCGGTCTCGATGGCTCCGACAACGGTGTCTGCGGCGTCGTAGATGACGGTGAATTCGATGCCGCCCATGATCGAAGCAGGTTCGATTTCTTCGATTCCATCCGCCCCCTTGGTCTCGACATCCACCTCACGCATGGAGTCATTGATCGTGACATCCTGCGCGGCGGTGACGCTGGTCCAAGTGGACGGGACGGTGTTCGACGTCAGCAACGTCGCGTGATAGTACAGCTTCCCGGCGAAGCCCATTTTGTTTGCCATGACGAAATCTCCTTACGAGTTGAGTTGCACGGTTACTTGAATCGGTGCGAGATACAGATGGTTGGATACCATCGCAGATGCGTCCATGATTTGACCTTCGCCGCCGATGCCCACTTCGACGATCGTTCCTACGGCGTTGCCAAGGTCCTGCCGCAACAGCCACTCCATGATTTCCTCAGTGAAGTAGCGAAGCTCATCGATCGCGGTTGTCGCTGCTTCTGTCGTGGCATCCACCTGCGGGATCGGCTTGGCGATGACCACATGCAGGTTGATCGTGTTCAGGTCGATGGCCTTGGCCGCGATTTGCTTGAGATAGTCCTTCTGGACCACCACGACGCGCAGCGTTCGCGTCTTCTCGGGGTCGAACAAAGGGAAGTAAATCCGCTCTGCCGTGAATTCCTGCGAGAACGATTCGGCATCCGATGCGGCCTGCAGTGCCGTCTTCAGTGCCTTGGCGATGGTTGTGTCTAGGGAGTCTGACATTTCACTTCGCGGCGGCGAGCTTGGCGTATTCGCTGTTGAGGGCATCCGCCGCGGCGACAGCGCCCGCAACGTCTGTTGACTTCTTCAGGGCGACAGAAGCTTCGGCGACAGACTTGACGAAGCCTTGGAACTTCTGGCCCTCGCAGTGGGGATTCAGTTCCTTCATCTCGCCCGAGATGATGGCGCGGACGATAAGCTCTTTGACGTCTTTCATGGTCGATTGCCTCACTCGGTTAGCGGCGCAGTCCCGATGGACTTCGTGTGAATGTGATAGGTCTTCTGATACGAGTCGGACCATCGCCAGCAGTCCAATCCGGGGACGGCGGCGACTTCGTACACCTTCCCGTCCGACGCATCGCCGATGATGATGCGATCGCCGCGAGTCGGCTTGGTCGCAACACCATCGATTTCCAGATCCGCTGCGTCGATAAGCCATGCCTGATCGCAGGTCCGGACTTCAAGCCCGGATGACTCGTCAATCGTCGTGTCGATGCGAGCGAATCGCGCGACAACGCTGATCGAAGATTCGCCACGTTGGTATGTGACGGTTCTGCCGTGCGAAGACTTCATCTTCTTCGCAAGCCAGTTTCGGTTTTTCTCGCCAAGGTTGAGCATTGCTACCAGAGGGCGACGATGTTTGTGACATCGGTTCCGGTGGCCCACACGATCTTGCATCGCAGGGGAAGTAATCCGACCGACACGCCAGCAAGCGTAATCACGTCGCCGCTGACAAGTGTCACTTTGAGATTCCCCGACCCAGACCCGCCAATCCACAGCGCGCGAGAATAAGTCGAAAGCTCGTTGGTGTTATGGGTTGTCACAGCAGCGCCGCCCTGAATTGGGCCGGACACTGACTGGTAGTGATCGGAAGATAAATGATTTTCGCTGCCCATGATCAAACTCCTGTTCCCACTGAAATTCCAGCCCGGTACTGTGCTCCCCCAACCAAAACAACCTCGACATACGCAGCCCGAATCGTGATGTAAGTTCCAACCGCACACTGCCCAAATAGTTCAAGGCTCGTGGGGGCAACACTGGTTGCTGTCACAGACGAAGACACCCATCCGCCGAGCGTCTGCTCCCCACCAGATGCGTAAACCTCTTCATCGTCGATGATTTGTTCTGCGCCAGCGCCATTCACGAACACATGCAGAGAAGTGCCTCCTACCGCTGCTTCTCCATCGAGATAGGCGAAAACCCTGACACTCTGGATTTGTGCCCCACCCGGAATGGAGGGAAGCCCAACCACCGCGCCGCCGCTCTTCCCAGACGGCAACTGGATAGCCGGTCCAGAGGCGACGGCGTCTGGATACCGGACAATCTCATTGATAGCGCCGTAGTACGTTGACGCCCCGCCAGCAAGCGTCCATGAGTCGGCTCCAACGCTGATGTCCGATGACGGCCTGAGTTGATTGAATCCCATAATGGTAAGCCCCGCCCCGCCTTTCGACGGGGTAGGGGTGGCAAAAGGAAGCGCGAATCAGACGGTGCTGAGCGAGTGTCCATCAACCGAGGAGATGCGCCAACGCTTGTTGGACCCTTCCTCGACCGCAACCATGCGGATTGCATCGCCAGTGTCGGCGAGCGTGATGGTGTTGTTTCCCGCCTCATTCAGCGTCGTTGAGCAGGTGATGACACAATCCCCGCCGTCCGTCTTCATGTAGATCAGGAGTTCCTGACCAATGAAGCTCGGGGCCGCAAGCGTCCTGGTCTCGGCGCCAGCGGTGACGATGGGAACATAGCCAGACTTCGTCACCGGGATGGCTCCCGACGCGCCTGGATCGGTGATCGCGGTGGTGAGAGATCCGGCAACCGTAACGGTCGACGGGAGGTTTACGACCAACGTGCGCACCAGCCCATCGGTCGCGCCTGCGGTCTCGATGCAGTAGCCGACAAATGTGTTTCCAGAACTGGTTGATGTCAGGCAACCAGTTCCAGCGGTTCCGCCGTAAGGATCGCCGTTGTCGTCCCAGTAAACGGCGGTGAACGCCGAAGACAGGTTTGAACTGTCTTTGACGATGTCAAAGACGCCGTCGATGTACGGAGCGGCAAGGGCAGATGCGTCGACCGCATGAGTGAAGATCAGGACTTTGCCGTTGTCGACAAACACGTCGCCCGCAGACTTTGCAGCCGCCGGGGTGTAGTCGATGGTGTTGCCACCTTGTTTGTGAATGGCTTGCATATTTTCAGAACTCACTTTCTTTCAGAGAAGCCCGGCCAGCCGAAACCAGCCGGGCGATGTTTCACTTCGTTCGCGAAGATAGGGGTTGAGGGTTACGAACCGGCGCTACGCACCCCACCGCGATAGTCGTGCTGTGCACAACCGAAATCGAAGTAGGCACGCATCTGAATGCCGAGTGAATCGAAGTTGGCGTCGGCGGTTTCCACGGTGGGAACCTGCACGCCATTCAGGAACACGGTGTGCATCGTGGCGATGTCCATCGGGTTCGCGAGCAGATACCAAGCCGCGGTGCTGTAACCGGTGTAGCTCGAATTTGAGAGATACCGGCTAACAACGGGCTTGTACCTGCCCATGAAGGTGTTCTTGTTCGGAACCTTCGATGTGGTGGCCGATCCACCGGTGTTCACGGTCGTCGACTGATACAGCTCGTCGGCGGTGACACGCAATTCCGGAGGCACCAGCAGGAGTGTTGGCTCCGCGCCAAGGGGCTTTCCGTCCTGATCGGTTTGACGATCGAAGACGGTAACGGCCGCGGTCAACCCCGCAGATCCGAGAGCCGAGCCCGCGCCCGTGGAGACGTTGCTGTTGCCCGACGCAAAGAAGCTGGAGTTGTTGATAAACGCCGTCCAGAAGACGTCGTTGAACTTCAACCCGGCTCGGCGACCCAGAGAACGCGGTACACTTGACAGGGCTCCGAGATCATCGTTGATGATGTCCTTGCGGCTGATGCCAATGATCATGCCGTAGGTGTCGGCCTGGTTGGTGTAGCTCTGCTCTTCGAGCTTCCCATGCTTCAACTCTCCAGTTGGGGCCACCTTCTCAAAGTCGCCGTTGGTATTCAGGCGATACATGGTGATGGTCTTGAAATCGCTGACGGGGGAAACCGCAGAAATCTCGCGCCAGGACTGTTCCACGAAACCGTAAGCCTCAAGCAAAACCTTGTTCGCGACATTTGAGAGAATGCCCGCGATGTTCTGGTTGCTGAAGGCGGCGCGAAGGACGCCCTGCAGTTTACTGGTGTCCCGGAACTCCCACGGATTCACCGTGACGCCGGACATCGCGGCCGCGGTTGCGAGCAACTGCTGCAGGCCGATACCGCGGCGGAACTGGCGATCGGATGCTTCCAACACCTGTGGAGTGAACGACTTCTCCACAATCGCAGAGGACAATCCGGCCGAACGGCAAACAGCGGCGGTCAGAACCGATTCATTGTTATCCGTTCCGCGGATAATTCCTGCGGGAGCTTGAGGAAGATCAGCGAGCTTGCACTCATACTGAGCCTTCAAGACATCCCACTTCTCGGCGATCGCCTTGGCCTTGAGTTCGGGATGCTTGACCCCGAAGACTTCGCCGATCTTGGCGATGCGGTCCATCTCGGCCACCTGGGCCTGCAGTCGCACAACATCGTCGCTCGCCCCAACTGCGGTTGTCGCCACAGTCGAAACAGGGGTGGTTGTGCCACCGGCTGCGAGCGTCCCGGCGTCTCCGGGCTTCTTCTCCGCAGTCGTACCATTGCCGGTCCCGGCATCTGTGGCTTTCGCCTGCAGTGCCATCTCGGCGTCATACTTCGCCTTCAAGCTGGTCTTCTGGGCCTCAGAAAGATCAGCCAGCGCGAAGCCCATTGCCTTGAGCCATTGCTCAAAGTTCATAAGAACTCCTTGCTGCTGTGATGCAGCGATGCGGGCCGATGTTTGCTCATCCGCGCCCAGTGATAGGAAAGAAATCTCCTTAAGCCGTCCGGCGCGAACCGCGACGAATGGCCCGGAGAAAGCACGTCCATTGATTGTGGCAGCAGCGCCAGCAGCGACGTATTCACGCCTACCGATTGCCGCGCCCATCGAAATCTGCCACGGAAACCCGTTCTTTGCGTTGCCGATGACTTCCGCGGCGTCAGCGCCGGTCCCAGAGATGACACCCGCCGCCATGATCTTCCCATCCACCATCTTCGCAGTGGCGTGGCCGACAACTCGACCGGGGTCATGGTCTCGCAAGACGGGAATTGGTCCGTCGGGAATCTGCATTCCCGCAAGATCCACCACCACAGTTAGCGGACCGCCATCAACAGCAGGCGTCATTACGCCGCCGTTGTAGACGTTGGCTTCGAAGGAAGGTGGCTTCTTCGCATCGCCTTCGGCTGCGGCAAGAGTGACGGGCTGCGTGAAATAGACGGTGTCGCCCAACCTGCTGGCGTCATTCGCCTGCAGTGTCGCCCGGCGCATCTTGCGGTTCATCTTCGTTTTCATTGGTTGTTCCTTGAGTGGGTGATGCTTGGGTCCCCGGCTGTGTCAGCGTGATCGGTCTCCGCGTGCCCTTGTCGTTTCTCCACGCCGCCTTGGCATCCGGGGACATCGGCGGCAGTGCGAGTCGCTTACGAAACTCCTCTTCATCCTCGGCCTGCGGAGTGATGACGCCGGCACGAACGGCAACGCCATATGCATCAGCCGCTGCTTTCGCGTCCATCGCCCCCCCCCTGCGACTCTTCATCCATGTCTTCGGGATCCAACTCGGGGTCTGGCCGAACGGGCGCGGCCTGTGCCGCCATGTACTGCTTCTCAAACTTCTTCTTCCGCAGTTCCTCGACCGGGATACGGTAGAATTTCGCCTCCTGGATCAGGATCGTTTCGGCGTCCCTGCCCTTCTTTGCGTGGATTAGGGGGAGTGTTGTAGCGCCGGTCGCCAGTGAGGTCTGTTCTGCTGACGCAACCTTGTCTGGGTCGGCGTGATTGACGAACTCATCCCAGAACCATGTATGCCGAGTCGTGGGGAATCGACCCCGATAATCAGCCAACTCGGGGATGTCGGCACGTTCGAGGTAATAGAGCCAGTCGCAGACGGTCCAGTCGCAAAACCGCTCCAGGACCTTCCGCTCCACCTCAATCGCCTTGATGTAGGGTTGACGCCCGAGATACGCGGCGCTCATGTTCGCCTTGCCCGCGTCCATAGCGATGATCTCAAACGGCACATTCATCGCGCGGCCAATCTGGCGGACAAGTCCATCGGCGACTTCGTTGTATTTCTGGTGGGGTTGCTCGGGCTTCGTCTGGGCGAGTGTGTAGCCATCCGGCAACACAGTTGTCATGCCGCGCTGTAACTCAAAAGTGTCCATCGGCGACGCGCCGGAGCTTGTGCCGCCGTCGCCTTGAGTACCGCCCGATCCTGCACCGGTGTCGTTTTCGTCAAAACTGGCGGTTGTCTGAATCGCCATCGCATAGTCTGCAGCCGTCCGCATCGCCTGGACAACCGACAGATCAAGGTTGCGTAGGTGCGCGAACAACGGAAGAGATGCCGTGCATTCTGGAACGCCGCGCCGCTGTCCCGGTCGATCTGCGCGATAGTAGTGCCACACTTTGTCTGCCGAGATAGTGTCGTAATCCGTTGGCAGCATGAATGGATTCAACACGTCGCCGGGGTGCGCCTTGTAGACGTCGTAGGTGACGGGGTTCCCCGCCTCGTCGTATCTGACCCCGTCGTAATAGTATGGGTCCGCGGCTGATGCCATGGGACCGCCGATCTGATCGGGCTCATAGACGAAGACGTCCATGGGGACGGGATGCCTCACGCCCCGATTGCGGGATTTCACCGCGAACGCCTCACCAGAGATAACGCGCCCAACACGCATAACGCGCAGCTTTGAATCAAAGTCAACCGCGTTGCACCACTCCACCCACAGCCGCTCGACGATTTCGTTGAATGCGGTGTCATCGCTCAGCATCTGCAACCGCGGCCCGCTCCCGATCGTGTCATTCGCCAGCGTGTTTGCCGTGCCGTACAGATAGCAGTTGTTGGCATACTCATACCGAGCGCGGTTGCGGATCGTTCGGCGCACCTGGGGATTCGCCGATGCATCGGCACTCATCGCGTCGGCGTTGCTCCAGTGGCGACGGTTGTCTTCCGTCGTTTGTGCGGCATCGTAACGCGCTCGCATTCCGGCGGACGGTGGCGCAGAGCGAGCCGGTGTCGCCTGCATTCGGCGACTGGGCCAGAGAGGTATTCCGAATAGCTTCATGGTTTTCTCAAACCGATCCGGGCATCACGTTCTTGACGTGCTTGATCGGGAGTGCCGTGCGGGTTGCTGCGCGCTGCTGTCGGATGTACTTATCCGCCGCGATCTGATCTTGCAGTGGGTGCTGCTCAAAGCTCCCGTTGTCATCGCTCGCGCGGCGCGGGCCTGTCGCGTTGCTCTCGATCGCTGACTCAATGGTTTCATCTGCCATACTGCTGCGCTCGTTTCTGCTTCTGGAGATCGCTCAACTTGATGCGCTGTCTGACGACTGGCTTGGCCGTGTGCTCCGACAAAGCTGCTCCCTGCATTGATGCTGCGACGTGACATCCAACCATGCAGTCCAGCCAGTGCTGATCCGGCTTGTTCGCCTTCAACTGCCATTCGACCGCCGTCCGTCCCTGCGTCGAAACCTCATGCGGGGTTTCTGCGGTGAGGTGGTCCGCCAGCATCCGATGAGCTTCGGGGTTGTTGCCGAACAGCGTCAGTCGCCCGCGCCCGCCCGAAGGAGTCTGCAGCCGCTTCTGGATAAAGCTCTTCCAGTAGTTTGAGTCGAAGTAGACGTACCGGACGGACTTGCGACCCTGTACCGCGGGGATGCACCAGTGCAGCCCACGGCGGTCTCCCTTGTTCTGTTTCGCCATGCCCCACGGACGTTTCGCCCCATAGAACCGACCATGCGAAGGCATCATCACGGCGGCGTATGCTGATTCTCTCGCCCACTGGTAAATCACGTCGCTAGATTCATCCCAGTTCGCGTCAATCAGTCCCCGCTCGATCCGCATTGCCGCGCCGTCATCCCGCATCCATTCGCGACTGCATAGGTCGTTCGCCAGGTTGGTCAGGCCAGCGTGTAGCGCGGCTTCCAGACTCGGAGCCTTCGTCACGCTTTGCAACGTTCTCCGCAAGTCTCGCAGTGTGAAGTATGGCCGGTTCTGATCGGGGTAGACGCCATAGTCGATAACGTACCCGGTAAAGCCATCCTCAAACCCTGCGACCATCCACCATAGCGAATTCTTCTGGACGTCGATGAACGCAACTACACGGCTTACAGATGTTGGTATTTCTCCGCGGTCGCGATTGTTGATGAGCTGGCAGATGTCTCGGGCAGAGACAACCTCAACAGCGTTCTCCGCTTTCGCTTCCAGCGGTTCGTTCTGGCATTCGCTCGCAAAGACTTCCGGCCCGCTATCGATCAGGATGTTGTATGCGTGCTGGATAGCGCTGATTTCTGTGTCTCGGTCGTAGCACTCCGGCCACGACACGATACAGCCCTTGTCCATCGCATCCCGATTGAGTCGGTAGAACTTCGTCGCGTCCGCGTGAGCCCTCGCCTGGTCACCAACCGATTCGCGGTCATAGGTGTTGCGAATCTTCGCGTACTCTCCGAGCCACAACGATTCGTGAGAGTCCGCGAACCGCTTCACCATCTTGATCCGCTCACCCTGCCACGCGGGGTATCGTGCCGGATTCAAGAACTGGTCAACCAGATCATCCTTGTGAATCACCGTCGCGTTCATCACGCAGGCAATTCGGCGATCGTGCCCACCCAGCCGCAGGATATTCTTGTTGATCAGCGACGAACGCTTGTACACCTGGAGCGCCGTCGATGCGGATTCATCGGTCTGCGGATCGTCGATGATTACAAAATCGGGTCGCTGCTGAGTCCCGTCCGGTCGTTTATGCTTCAATCCGCGGCTGCCCGCCGTGATGCCTCGCGAGGTGAGGATCGAACCGCCAGCAGCAGATCCGGGAATCGCGGGAAGAACGATCGTGTCCGCTCGCCACTCAATATGGGTGCGTTCGCCAAGGTACGTTTGCGATGCGCACCGCTGCGGCTTTCCTTCCAGCGCCCTGATCGCGTGGCACACTTCCGGGAAGTCGTCATAAAGCAGGTCGTTCTCGGCAAGCTCCATCTTGATGGAACTGATCATGCTTTCCGCCGAATCGGCTGCGGATCCGAACACGGGGACAAACTTGCGATGTCCGTAGATCGTCGCCCACACAGAAGCGTTCTCGGCGATCGTCGTCTTTGCGAACCCGCGATACACCACGTTCAGGAACTGCCCACCATTCAAGCAGCATGATTGGATGCGGTCGATCACTCGCCGGTGGTCTTCACTGAATGGCCTGAGCCCCGTCGTCTGCGGAAAGTAGGTGATGAGGAATCGAAACAGGTCCAGTCTGCACGCCTCGCGCCGCTGCGGGTTGGCGATTGGCGGGATGTCGCCGATGTCTGCGATGGAGTCGCTGTGCTTCCGCTTCCATCGCCTTGCATACGTTCGCTGCTTTTCCTCGCGGTGCTTGCTCACCTGCTAAACCAATACTCGCAAATCGGTTGTTCCCACGAAGGGCGGTCGCCGTCAACACCCACGGAGAACCTATGAATTTGCTATAAATCCTTGTATATATTGCACTTGCGGCAATCCAAGTGATTTCGAAACCCGTGCATGAGACTTGAATCTGACGCTTTCTCCGTGCCTGGCAGACAGAACGAATCGCGACAGCAATTCGATTCCCCCGTCCGCCAACGATCGCTTTGCCCGCAGGCAATCGCCTTTCTCTGCCTCCTGCTGTATGCAGCCTGCCGGGGGAATTTGACTTGCGCTGTTGAAGACATGGCAGGCTCACACGCTTCGTACCGCTGGCTCCACCGGGAACTTGCCCTTCACCAGCACTCGCTCAGCCCCCGCGGTCGTCACGTCCCACAGCCAATATCGGTGCTCCCCTGATCCAATCGCCGTGATGTCATCCGAGTCCGTCTGCACCGTCACCACATTGCTGCTCCCGCCGCTGATCACCAATCCCGATTGATACTGAAACTCGCCTGTCAGCGTGTCGTCATACTTGCTGAACTCATCAGTGCCAGAATCCGCCGACGCGACAACGAATCGCACCGTCTTCGCGCTTAGGTCGATGGCATTGCCGCTGCTATCCACCACTGTCCACTGGAACGATGGACCCGAGCCCAGCGGGATTGCTGGCAGATCCTTGGTCGCGATGAATGGGCTTGTGACGGTTGCCTGCATGGTAGATGTGAGCGTCCTCGTTGCCGCGGCCCACACCGCCGACGCGCCGAGGTCCGTGGAATCAAACACCACGCCATTGCTGTCGAGCGCCTTCACCCGCAGCGAGGAATCGAGCACGGGTCTGCGGTCGCGCCAGATCACCCACACGCTGGTGTTGTCTGGTGTGACCTCGAAGGCGGTTTCAAAAGTGAGGATCAGAACGCCTACAGAGACAGACGAATTGCTGATGACCCGATCCTGCCCCGCACCGGCTCCACTGATGATGCTGAACAACCGGCCCTTGAGTCCGCCGGTCACGCCGTGGGCACTGGGAACGCTTCCGCCCGCGGTGAAAGCGTACTGCGTTGATGTCGCGGAGTAGTAGCCGCTGGAGTGCGTGGCGCTGTCGAGAAGCACCGAGTTGGCAAAGCCGCCAGCGAGGCCAAAGCCCACGTCTGGTATCGCTGTCCCGGAAAAACCTCTGGTGACGCTCGTCGCGTCAAAGGGCACCACCTGATACCGATGCACACTCATCGCATAACCGGATTTGTTGCAGGAAATGTCCAGCCCTCCAAGCGTGTCGGTGTTGCCTGTGGTGAGCGCGATTGCGTAACAGCCATTATGCACATGCGTTGCCGTCGCAGGAGAAGCCATCGCGGTTGTCGTACCGTTCTTGGTGACGCTGAAATCACCAATCACCGCAGTAGTGAACGCAGTCCCGCCAGAGTCGAGCACTGGCCCGACGAGTCGCGTTGCGGCGGTTGATTGCCTGAGCAGTTGCATTAGTTCCATCCACTGGCGCAAAACGCAAGACGATTGCGGTTCGCGGAAATCATCCTGTTTTTTGGTCGCGAAAACATCGCGTAAGGTTGACTCATCAGTTGCCGTATTTCTTGCTGCCGCAACGCTCTTCCAACCCACACGCGAATGAGATCGATCCGCGCGTCAAGTCGTTCCTGGTTCGCATCGTTCCCGATTGCCCCGAGTGATCCACTGACAGCAGAACTGGCAGTTCCGTCTGGCTTGCCATCGAGATAGAAAGTCAGCACCCCTGCATCGACCGATACAACCAGGTGATGCCATGCACCAATCGACACAGCGGAGTTCGAAACATGAGTTGCGCCGCTGTAATAGAAATCCATCTTCTGGCTGGTCGCTCGCAAAAATAGCCCATACGAACCGCCTGGTTCTACGAGGATTGCTTCGTATGTCGTTGTGAATGTTCTCGGCCAAACCCACGCCTCAATTGTGAAGGTCGTTCCAGAGGTGATCGCCGTAAGCAGCGACGCCCTGCTTGTGGATGTCGGCAGATACGCTGCCATGCACGGGCCTGTTCGCCCCGGATAACTGTAGTAGTTGACACCGGAGGGAATCCGCACCGTGTTGCTGCCACGCCCGCAGGAGTCGTGCGCGGTCAATCCGGCCTGCTCATTGAACAACCAGCAAGCATACAGTCCATTGGTCAGCGGGTGCGACCAGTTGAGCTTTGCACCGGGCGGAGGTTTCTTTTTCCCGTACTTCATGCCGTCTGCTGTTGAAGACCTTGATACCAAGCCGCGTTGCCGCTGCTGTGCAATGCGATGCCGCAGTAGTTCCGCACCACGAGGCCCCACTTGGGAGGCAGTATGCCGCCGAAACAGTTCGCCACTGAAAATGGAGCGGATTGATAAACCGCGTTGGTTCCGGTCGGGGTTACAGGAACAGGAATCACGGCCGCCAGAATCAGCGGCGATCCACCAACTGTCGGGTCGGTCATCGAATACGCAGCATCCGATGCGCCAATGGTCGCCTGCGTTCCTGCTACGCCACGCTCCGCGCCGTAATACCCATTTGTGCTGTCGGCGGTTCCGAATACATAGACATAGATCGCCTTGTCATTTGCGGCGGTTCCGCCCGTTGGAACAGTCACCTGCACCTGAGCGATAGCATCAAGGAACAGGTTCGAGGTGTTATCGACTACCGTCGATTGGCGTCCCGCTGTTGCAGACGACGCGAGAGAATCCAGCGTGATCGTGATCGCCGTGCCTGTCGTGCCGTATTTCTGCTTGATGTCCATCAGTTCTCCCTCGCCGCCTGAACGTCCGCGAAGTCAACCGGACGCGCGAAGCCAAGCGATTGCCACACCGGAATTGATTGCTCGCCGAGTGACTTAATTGCTTCTCCTGCATCGCCGAGATTCATCGAGTCGATAAATGCACGAGTTGCGTCAAGCGACACGTCTACGCCACCGCGTGAGCCGTCGTTGTCACCGACGGCCATCAGAATGTGGTACAGGTGCTCGTCGCTCTGCTTGAGTCCGTCAAGGATCGTTTTCGCGGCAATGGGATTGAGCGAATAGAGCGTTCGAGCGTTGATGTAGAACGTCCGACGCACTGCGATTTGCATCGCGTTGATAGCGGTCGCGACTTCATCGTCCGTTCCGGTGATGCTGTTCACAGCAATGAAGTTTTTCAGTTCCTCAATCATGCGTCACCTATGCCCCTCCAGCCGCGCGAGGCGGGAATGCTGATCGGCGATGATTTCACGCTGCCGAGCGATCAAGGCGTCTTTCTCTTTGAGAATCTTTTGCAGGTTTCACTTGCTCTGATTCAACTGGTTTTGCAGGCATTTCCCGCGTCCCGATGATGGCTATTCCGAGAATCGAGCCCATCAGCAGGGACAGGAACAGGATGGACAGGATTCGGTTCATCGTCTCCGCTGCATCTCGTCGAGCTTCCCATCGATTCGATAGAGCAGTTGCGTGTTCTGCCTGATCTGATCTTCGATGGTCAAAATGGTTGAGTCGTGCTGGGCGTCCTTCTCCTGCAATGACCGCACATCGGCTTTGAGAGAAAACCACCCGCCCATTGCGGCGAAGAGGATGAGCCCGATTTGAATCCAGTCGCCGACACCGATTTTCCTGAAGGCATTCATTTTCCGCCCTTTTTGGTTTTTCCTTGGAGTTCGAGGATTTTTGCGTCTTTGCGTTTCACGTCGGTACGCCTGCCGAGCATTGGCACGAACATCCCGATTGCAGTACCGATGAGTGGCCCGAGCGGGGTTGGAATCGCCTGTGCCGCGCTAGAAGCCGCCGTGAGGATGTTGGTGATGACCGTCTCCTGAAGGTCGATGAGCTTGTACGCCGCCTGCGCCCTGGCGTTGAATGCGGTCACTTCCGCGTCAAGTTGCAGCCGAGTCACAAACTCTTTCGGGTTCGACGGGCTTGGCGCCTTGGGTTGAATCAGCGTGCCGCATCCGAGAAACGCGAGCACGCCGAGCACCAGTGCCCACGACAGGAACTGGTAGCGGTTGTGGGAAATCCACTTCAATGTTGAATGGATGTAGTCGGTCATACCTTTTTCCCGTTGAACGTGCAGTTTCGCACCACCAGCTTCGTCGCCTTCCCGCTCAGGAATCTCGCGGACTTCGGCCCGGTGAAGTGGCAGTTCTCCACCGTGATTTCGCGAGGTATTTCCCTTGGCCCGTAGGCTTTTTCGAGGGTGATGAGGGTGTTGCTGCCATCCAGCCGCCCACGCATGTTTCGCAGGGTGATATTGCGTGTGCCTGCCTCGATGATGATGTACCCGGCAAACTCGAAATCATCGACCAGGACATCTTCGCATCGCAAACCAAGCATTCGGTCCCGCTCCGGCCCGATGGGGAGATTGATCCCGCCGTCCTTGTCTGCCAGCGGCCCGATGGGGAACTGCCCTGATCCTCGCGAGCCTTCCACGCTCACATGCTTAACGTCCCGCAGGTTGAGGCACGCGCCGTTTTTCTTCTGCCATGGGGCGTGCTGGGGGTTCTGCAGGTCGCATTCGGTGACGAACAACCCATTGACGTTGTGTGCTCGAAGAATGTGCTCGTGGATGCTGCCGGCACTCCAGCACTTGATGAGCCGGATATTCTCGTGGACAGGATCGATTCCCCGCTTTCCCCCGAAGTAGAACAGCCCAAACGTGGTGGTGGGAACATCGCAGCCGCAGTCCTGAATCACCAGGTTGCGGACACCGCCGAGACCGCAATCGACAAGCGAGCCGCCCGTGATGAGGCGACAGCCGATCAGTTCGTTATCGACGCTGCCCGGCAAGCCCTGAAATAGCACCGAACGCGACGACAGCTTGGCGTCGATGTTGCTCACGGTCACGTCCCGCGTCTTGGACGTGATAACCGCCGCCTTTTTGCTGCTGCCGTGCGAAAACGCCACCACCGCCCGGCCCGTGTCGGGGTGGATGGTGACGGGCTTATTCGCGATTGTCGGGAATTTCGGGATCATTTGAATCAGATTCCCACCCAGAAAGCGACCTTTGCAACCAGTCCAAAAAGTCGGCGCGCCGCATTTTCCTTGAAATTTCGGAGTCGCCGGAGCCTCGCGTGGGGTCGAACAGTTCCAGCGGTGCTGACTCGGCCAGCCGGATGATTTGCTCGCGGGTGAACATCACGCGATCTTCGCCGCCTCCAGAATCTCATCATGGAACAACGATTCGCTGGCGTCGAAATCCGAGATAAACAGGTTCTCACCGCACCAGAGGAACCCAAGAGCGTGCATCCAGGTAATCAATTCAGCCTGTGTAGGCCAGTGCCCGTCGCGTTGGTGACGCTGTTTCGCCAGTTCGAGCAAATCGACGAGGATGATCCACAACTTGCACCCCCTCGCAGGGCGGTGGGCGACTCCAGTACCCGAAGGCCCAGCCGCCTCGCAGGGGTAGCGAACCGTTGCGCCAATGCAACAGGTCATTCAAATCCCCGCCGTGCGGTTTAGACACGACGGAGATGAAAGGATGGAGCGGTCAAGCATTGAGAACTTGGGTGATTTTCGCCCGAGTCCCAATCAACTCCAGTTGAATCGCAGAGAGTCGCTGCGACCGTTGACCTTGTCGGTGATGGATTGCGGTGATTCTCCGCTCGATTTCCATTCGCTCCGACTCAAGTTTCCCGGCCAGTTCGGTATCGGAGTTTCCTTCCCTCTCCAATTGGTCTGCCTCTTCCATGAGCCGCTGGTGTTCAAGCACCGAAGAGGCGAACACCTTACTTTGAGAGAACGCGCCGGCGAGTTTTGCCACGCCGCCCGCCGTTACCTTGGTTTGGCTGGGTGCTTGCTCAGGTTGCTCAGGTTGCTCAAGTTGTGTGGATTCGAGCCTTTCAAGCTCGGAATCGCGACGGGCGATAGCCTTGGATTCTGGCAGAGATTCGATTCCGCCAGTCATTCCGTTGCTGGCGCACCGTTGCCGAAAGTGCTTCGCGTCGTCCCCAGACTTGAACCGAAGCCATTTTTCATCAGCTTCGACCCATTGCGTTCCTGTCCATCCAGTCAAATCCTTGACGTTGATGACCACCCATGGCTCTGAGGTGTTAGTTTCCTGCACCTGCGGGACAGAAATCCCATGTTGAAGATTTCGCGACTTGTCCAGACGCACATCCTCGACACGGGGGTATCGCTCGCCGCCCTTGTCTCCACCGACCACCGTTGCGGTCTTTCCTCGCACATAAGTAATCCGGCCCGCCGAGTCGCGGTATCTGTCATGGCTTTTCACGACCACGAAGGCGCGTACTGACGCGGCTGCCTCTGCCTCTTCTCTCGTCATCGAACACCATCCTTTCGAGTAGGTGCGAATCGACTTAATTCTGCCGCGATTTCGCGGCAACTTGTTCGAGCGCCCGGCTATCCATGTACTCAACTTCCGGGCGTTTTCCTGCTGGTTTAGGCGGATCAGGCAGTTGGATGCCCGCCGCCTGCAGTTTTGCGTTAGCCGACAGGAGCAACTGCCTGACCCAAGTCTTAGACCGGTTCATCAGCGCGGCGATTCCGCGTTGGGAGATGCCTTCCCACTGATGGCAAAGCGCCGCGATTTCGGTGTCTCGCAGGTGAGCTTGTCGCAGGATCTGCATCAAAACGGTTCGCCGTGCGTCTCTAACCGAATGGGTTTCGTGGTCACTGACCGCAGGTCGGACGGCGCAATCCTGACAGACGTGGAAGACGAAGACCCCGACGAGGTACTGTGGTGGGAAGGTATGTCCGCATCGGTCGCAGCGTGCCATGCGGACGCGGTCGCCAACCGGTGGGAAGATGCCCATCTCCGCGACCTTGGCGAGCAGCCTTGCGGTGGTGGGTCGCATCCCGGCGCGTTCAGCTTCCGCCGATGCGTGCTCTGTCCATGGTTCTGATGGGGTGACAGTGAACAGCTTGTTTCGCAGCCGATCTCTCTCGGCAAGCGACAATGGGGGGTGGACCTTCTTCAGTGCCTTCCGCAGCTTCCGTGCGGCACGATGAGAAATTGCGACCATGCGTGACTCCTAACTACCATCGGGAGCAATGCGAGGTACAATCGCATTCGGTAGTCGGAGTCCAATCCGATGAATTGTTCCAGCCCGGTTGCCGCCGGGCTTTTTCATTCTTCGGGGATGTTCGCGATCTTCTCCACCCCGCGAGCGATCCGCGTGAGCAGCCCCGCCATGACCGCGTGACGTTCCCCGAATTTGCCGATGTCCGCCTGCCAAGCCTCCATCGCCTCGGCCTGGGCGCGGATGCGTTTGAGTTCATCCACCTGTACCGCCGCGGCGATCACCGCGTTCACCGTCCTCAGGATCAGCGCGCGTTCGGCTTCGGTGTTCGTATCCGTGACGGCCAAATGATCGATGATCGATCGGGGAATCTCCGCGTATATATTGTATTTGAGCATGGATTGGTTTCCTCGTCCCATTCTCCTGCAAGCACCTCGAAGGCGATGAAGTATTCAAGCGGTCGCGGGTTCGGCGTGACTTCGCAGTACCGGCGCCAGCGTTGTTTCTGCCGCTGTTGATTCGATAGTCCCATCTCACTCCTCCCGCCGCATGGCGGCGTCAACACGCGCCAACGCGGTGTAGTATCCGTAGTCGAAGTCGTCTTCTTCTGATGCTTTATCGGCCTGAGATCGATTTATGGCTACCGCCTCCCTCGCCCGGCGCAGTTCGCATAGAAGGGCGACGATAATGCTTGCCTCGGCGACAGAAAGCGTCACGGGTCGCGTTGACTTTTCTGCCAACTGAATGGAGATTTCATCGATTGCTTCGGATAGTTCGTATTCACTCATTTCGTCTCCTCTTCAACCTTGTCCGATTTGGAAACAGTTGGCTCGCTCACAATGTAGTCCCACGACAGGACAAAACATCGCCTCAGTTTTTCGGTTCCATCTTTGTGCGTCTCGTGGAATCCGTCTCCATCCACGATAGGGATGTGCATGATCTGTGCTTCTGCGAGGTCGCAAATCTCAAATGTGCCGTTGCCGTCCCACAGGGACGATTTATCGACGCAGACCCTAACGCGTCCGTTGCCTCGCGCGACCTCCGCGTCAACGAGTTTCTTTAACCGATTCAGTGTCATTGTGGTTTTCATTTCGTCTCCTCGCCCGCGAGGGCTTCCTTAATCCACCATCTACCCACTCGCTTCGATATTACGATACGAAACCGAGGATCGTGTTCGACCAAAGACCGGATGTATCGATAGCCCCGGTTGATCCTAAGAGCGAGGCTAGAGATGCTTATCCCAGAGGGATATTCACGCACAATCTCAAGAAGCCAGCGCGCATCTTTCTCTCTGCATGGAAGGTTCATTCTGTATTCTCGCTTAGGTGTTTTCGACGATAGTAACGTCCGCACTCCGGACACCTGATCATGCCGCGATCAACCGGCAAGCCGTGCAGCGAGTACCCACATTGGCAAACCTGTCTCTCGCAGTGACGGCACGTCACCGGTCTCGTTCGCAGCTCGCCCCAAATCCACGCAGAACAGAAGACGATCACGACGCCAAGCCAAAATATAGCTTCGTTGGTGGTCATAGGCTTCCCCTTATGAACTGCACCGCACAAACAATGGCCGAAGCCAATAATAGTGCAGCGGCAAGAAACGCCGCCCAGTGCCACGTCCAAGCCGCTACTCCGCCAGCGATTCCCGTCATCGCCGAAAACGTGAACATCCAATATTCGTTCGCACAAAGTTCTTCGTATTCTTTTTGGTTCATTTCGTCTCCTCGCCCGCGATGGCGGCACGTCCGCTGTGAATGTCCTGCGTCCACACGGCAGACAGAATTAGCCCGCCCGCTTTGATGAGATGGTCACGGCAATCCATAGTCTTGTCGCCGCCGAGCTTCGCACGCTCAAGGTGAGCAACTATGAAACCAAGCCAGTCAATCAAGGCGTGCGACAAGTCACCACGACGGGGATCGTCGTATCCAATGCCGTCGTCGTCGCGAACTCCCCAATACTTCTGCTGTCCGTGCAGTCTCGCTTCAGCGAACGCTTGCAGGATCGGAATGATTTGTTCAGCATCTTTTCCAGCCGCCGCCTCGATCTTCCGCAGGCTGGCGATTCGCTCCGCTGCGACACGCTCGGCATCGCGCCAGTCCTTCACAATATCATCCAGATCGCCGGTGAAGTTGCAGAGGTTCGCAACTCGCTCCTTCCAGCTCATGCCAGAAGCCAGCATCAGGGTGGTAGCTACTCCGGTCACGGTGTTCATCTCCTTGGATCGCCTCGCCTGGTCTAGTCGCAGGCATTCGTTCTCTTCACGCAGGCGGGCGTTGTCGGCACGCAGTCGCTTTACTTCAGCATGGATGTTTGGGAACGCTGTCCAGATACAGTCTCTCCAATCCTGCAATGCTTCCAATGAGTGTGTTTTTGCCACTTCGTTCCATAACGCTTCCAGTCGCACCATCACATCCGGAGCCTTCCCCAACACGTCGTTTTCGTCGGTCATTTGTCGCCTCGTTTCAGTTTGTCGATCATCTCTACAAGGTTGTCATACGCAGGGTCACTTTTCAGAAACTCTCTCAACTCCACCACCTCCAGCGCCGCCAGCAGGCGACGCTCGTAGTGAGCCTGGGCGAGTTGTTTCATTCGGTACGTCATGCGGCACGCTCCACTTTCAGTATGCGTTCAAGAATCCACCGGACGACGGGAACCGCCATGCTGTTTCCCAACGCCCGATACTTCGGCCCGTCCGCAGCGGGTTTTCCGCGGAATTGGATGTCAAGATAGTCGCCGGGGAAGCCCTGCAACCTGGAACACTCGACGGGAGTAAGTCGGCGAACGGCCATGGGTAAAGCTACGCATGGCCGCATATCGCTAGTCGCGCCAGCGGTCGCGCCAGCGGTCGCGCCCTGCAAAGTCGGGCATACGCTTTCCGGTGCGCCGCGACCGTTACGCGCGAAACGGGTTTGGAAGGCGACGACCGTGGTACTGCTGTTCTCGATCGACCCCGGCGGTTTTGTGCGGATGCTACCGGCGGTGTCCGTCTCGAACGCTGTCCGCTTTGTTTTGTTCGTCCCGGTAATGGTGTACCCAATCGGCACTATCGGTGTCCCCCTCCCCGTCCCGTCCTCGCTGGCGTCAAATCCGTCGGCTCGAAGGGAATGCGCCGTCTCAAAGAAACCCCCGATCAGGTGTCCATCCTTCGTATCGCCGTCCGTTCCCTTGCTGTCCCGCTCCTGCAACGCCCACGCTGTCTGTGGTAGCGATGATGCGTCCGGTATAAACGTCCTGCCCATTAAGCCCCCCCCGTTATGCGCGCCGTTGCTCAAGCAACCGACGATGTTGGAGTCGTCTTCCCGTCGCCGTCCCGCGTATCCGCCTTTGCCACTGCTGTCAGCGCCTCGTGTAAGGCTCGCGGCAACTCTTTCCCCCGCTTCGCGGCTCGGCGCAGGATGCCCCGACAGGCTGTCGGAGATAGGAAATACTTTTCCGAAGTTTTCGACTCTAATACTTCCGAGAGTGACGATTGTTTGTTCGGCTTCTCTGATGAAATCAAACCACGGCTGAACCCACTCCATGTCTGCAAAAATGCTGCTACTTGTGTGTCTCGCATAATCGGTAAATCCCTTTACTGCGGTCAAACCAGATGATGCCGCGCTCCAAAAGCTCGGGGATGAGTTTGGTAAGCGAATGATGCGCCGCGCTATGAATAGAGTCAGAATCGCACAGGAATAGATTCTCGATTGCGTTGTCTCTCTTGTTGCAGTTGATGTGATGCACTCGCTCATGGATAGCAAGCACTCTTCCAAGATGCTCTTCCATGACGTGTCTGTGTTCAGGAACCCGTCGCGCCGATCCGCTGCTGGTACAGATTCTTGATATTTTGTACCCCCTGAATTCTTTGATCCCGCCGCAGAACTCTTTCCACGAACTGATTCCGAGTCGCCTCGCCCGCATTCGGACAACTGCTGGATCTCGTCCAAGTAATTTGCCAATTTCGACGCTGCTCCTGCCTCGTGCATTCTGAATAACTTCATCCTCCGTTTTAGTGAATGCACGGGTCTTGTTGCGTCGAAGGTTAAGTCGCCTGAGACGATGTGCGATTGATCCGATAGTTCTTCCAAGACAAGCAGCAAGTTCTCCATCAGACATTGATAAATAGTCAACGCGGATTCTGTCGTCTTCTTGGACAGTAAATGGTCGATGTGTTCGCCGCATACAAAAACCCTCCTTCTTCGTTGTGGAACTCCATGAAACTGTGCATCAAGAATGTCCACGTCAAGGACGTATCCCATCCCTTCAAGATCATCCAAGAAATTCTTAAACCCTTCGGCGCATTCTGTCTGGATGATTCCAGGTACATTCTCAAACGAAATCAACGGCCATCGATTCTTTCTCACCAGTTCCAAAAACACAAAAGTTAATGATCCGCGATCGCCAGCAAAACCAGCCCGCTTTCCTGCCACAGAGAAGTCTTGGCACGGTGTTCCCGCGAAAACAATGTCAACTGAGGGGATTTCTGTGTCATGGAGTTTCGTCATGTCGCCAAGGTTAATTGACTCGGGATGCCGCACGCGCAGAACTTCGCAGGGGAATGGTTCGATTTCACTGGAGAAGACCGACGTGATAGGAAGTCCCATCGCCGCGACTTCCGGCGCCCCGATCCCGCTACAGAATGTGCCCATGCGGAGGCTCATCGCTCGCCTCCGGGGGAGAGGGGAAATTCACGGACGCGAAGATCGGAGGGGAAGTCCTCAAGCTCGCCGACCACGCGGCCCGGCAATCCGCACTCCATTTGCTTCATGAAGAATGGCACACCCGCAGACTTGCACTGATCGCGGATTGAGCGTGCCCAGTCGGATTGCATCGGTCGCCGTTGTGCGCCTGATTCGCAGCCACAGATAACCCAGTGGACTGGTCCTTTGCCGAATGGTTGTTCGCCACCATATGCGACATTCCATATCTCGCCGGTCAGTGCATTCAGTGCAATGGTCGGCGGTTCAATCGCAACGTAACGGAGATCGACATCGCCAAGCAGCGGCTCGCAGGACAGGAACCGCACCGCCGCAGGGATACTCAGCAGTCGCGGGATACGCTCATCAGCCGCCGCCTGATTCTCCACCGACGTGCCAACCCAACTTCGCTCAAGCACCTGGGCGTCGAAATACTTCGTCATGTTCTCGGGTCGCTTCGTCAGCAGCAGGAATTGCAGGTGCTCGCACTCCATGATGAGGACAGACAATCGCGTCCGTGCCGCCTGCACGTCGATCCACGAACCGTCGGGCATCGTCTCCGGCCCCTCGCCAACATCGGCAAGCGAGGCACAGAAAACGCGGTGACGTTCGCCAGCTTCTTTCGCCTTGCGGTTCCAGGAATAGACTTCCCGCCAAGCGGATTCAGCGGCAATCACACGCGTACCATTCGGCCCCCATATTCCGAGCGTCTTCGGGTTTCGCTTCGAGAGTTTGTCCGCGTAGCAGAATTTGCAGCCTCCGCTGACTTTGGTGCAGCCGCGCCATGGATTAAATGTGTGGTGCGTCCATTGAATTTTCGAGTTTTCAGCCATGGGATTCCTTTCGCGTGTCCTCGATCATCAGTCGCGCGAGATGCGATGATTGCTCCACTTGGCTCAGCAGGTTGCGGACGTTCAACGATGGGTCCAGAAGCTCGCGGCGAATCTTCTCGCCAAGTCTCCGCAACACTTCCTTGCCGTGAGATTCTGCGTCTGTTGCATTCATGGGATCTCCGGTGCGCGATTAGTGAATCGCTGGACATGGACAAAGCAGTTGAGTTGAACGCGATAGTTTCGCTCTCCATCGCGCCACTTCTCGACTATCAAATCAGCCGCGTTGTCAGGCGCGTATTGGCTGTCGTTCTTGTGCCAATAGTCCTCACGGTGCAGGAAGATGATTCCATCCGCGTCCTGCTCGATCTGGCCCGATGATCGCAAGTCAGACATCGACGGAATCTTTGATTCTCGTCCTTCGACAGCGCGATTGATTTGAGCCACGACGATTCCCGCCAACTCATGCACTTTGATCGCGTCTGCGACTTCGCGACTGCAGCGGCTCACTCGCTCGAAGTCATTGGAATCGTTCGTGCTGATGCGTTGCAGGTAATCGATGATGAGTGCTTCGATCCCGTGCTGCGTCTTCCATCGGTCAATCTGCGAAAGCACCGTGTGCAGGTCGCGGGATTTGTCGGCGATTCGCAGAGGCAGTTTTGATAGGTGATACGCCGCCTCATTCAGTCGCTTGAATTCATCCGGAGACATTCCCTTGACGCCCTTTCGCATCTTTTCGTTTTCTATTCCTGCAAAATTCGCCGCGAGATTTCGCATCACCTTCTCCGGGGTTTCCTCGATCGAGATGTAGCCGATGCCAACGCCAGCAGCGGCCATGTTCAGCGCGATCTGCCGAGCCAGCATCGACTTTCCCATCGACGGACGTGCTGCGATGACAACCATCTCGCCGGCGCCAATCCCGTTCGTCTTCGCGTCAAGGTCGCAGAATCCGGTTGGGTAATACCGAGAAACATCCGACGTTGCCTGCTCAAGCATTCGCTTTGTAGCCTCTTCCGCCGTGATGTCATCGGCGAGTCCTGCAGCGTGCAGCTTCGCTTGCTCTGCCTTGTTGATAACCCAATCGGCGATGCGAATCGGAGCATCTTCGGGAATCACAGTCTCTTCGGATTTATTCATCACAACTTCCGCGGCCTGGTGCAGCCGCCTGAGTGAGTGCTTGCGTTTCAGCCGCTCTGTGTACATCGGCACTCCAAGGCAAGTGAAGTGCCCGCGAAACAACTGAGCCAGGTAGAACGAACCACCGGCGCCATCAAGCAACCCGCGATCACGGAGCCTGCACGCCAGCAGGTACAAATCCCCATACGCCGCTCCGTCGTGCAGCATCGCCTGCATTTCCCGCCAGATAATCCCGTGCTCGGGAAGGAAGAAATCAGGCGCGTACAACTCACGCAATGCCTGCTCTTTCAGCCGTTCGTACTTGGATCGCTCTACGTCATCGCTCCGCAGTTCATGGAACATCGAAGCGATGATCGCCCGTTCGGTTTCCAGTTCCGCGTAGAACGGAGAACTCTCATCGATCTGCACTTCCTGAACTTGCGGCGTCCGTGATTTCATTTGCTCGTCACCAGCCTTATCTTTTCGAGTTCGCGTTGGGTTGTGTTTCTCGGATTGCTCGCGGCCAGATACTTCGGAAACTGCGACTTCAAAACCCCCAACGAGTGACAGGATTTCACCGCCAACTCTCGTTGATCCTGCTCTCGAAAATACGCGTCCATCACCTCGCGGAGTTGTTCGGGGTCGTTCTTGACCCTGTTCAGCATCCAAGTGATGTGCTCGCCATCCTTGCCACCGTTGAACGGATAGGTTTTTCCGTGCTTCCTGTTCCACAATTCGCAGAAGTATTTCACTGCCGGGCTGTGGTTCGGGTTGACGACCTTCCGTGTTTTCTTCGGGACAGGCGGTGGCGAAGCCGCCGACGATGATGTATTTAATTCGGGAGCGGGAGCGGGAGCGGGAGCGGGAGCGGGAGCGGGAGCGGGAGTGCCGTGAAGTCGCGTGAAGTCGCCGTTAAGTTGCCGTGAATGGCCGTTAATTGGCGTGAAGTCCCTAGACTTTTGCCACGCGATTTGACGGCAACTTTCACAGCAAAACTTTGCGTTGCTTGCGGAAGAGTTGAACTCGGCTCCGCAGTTGTGGCAGATTTTCACCTTCCGGCGTTCGATCTCGCGCTTGAAACGACCGCGAACGTATTCAGGCGCGTGATCGTGAAGGTCGTGGATATGCCATTTTCCGTCGATCTCGTCGATCCACCGGCAATCCCTTAACGCATCGAACAAAACTCCTTTTTCTCCGGTCCATTCAGCCGCGAGTTCAACGTCCATCTTGTCGCCAATGAGTGAGTTGCCAGCTTCGTAGCCGACTCCCCACATGGATTCGAGATGAGCCTGAACGTAGACCGGTGGAATGCCCAACAGATGAGCAAGTCGCCTGAACTTAGGATGATTTCTCAATCCTGGTCGAGCCATACTCCACACATCCCTGCGGGGCTCCATGCCCCATCTAGTTCCTTGACCCGTGGGCACTACCTATCCACCGGGAAACCAGCGAAACGCGGTTAGGCGAGTCGCTGATGAATTGGCGCAACGAGGTCACTAAACTTGAGCAAAGCACAAACCTCGCCGCGTTGCCGGAACACCCGGCGTTTATCGAATCGCCTCCCGCCCCGCGTCCGTGATAGCACACAGCTTCGCCAGCGATCCGCTGCGAGTCTTCCCCTTCCCGACAACCTCGACCATCCCCGCCGTAACGAGTTCACCCATGCGGCCCGACGACGACTGCAGAAGCAATCCCGCTGCGACGATGGAGTCATGCACAGACGGCCCATGCTCGGCCAGGAATCGCAGGATGGTCAGGTAATCGCCGCGCAGCCGTTCCTGTTTTCCGTCCCACGCGGTGCGGCTTGTCTCCGCTACAGCCGTGCGGCGAACCGGAGTTTCGATTTCGCGTTGCTCGAATAGCGGGGCGGTGCTGCCCATTCTGGCGATGTCAGGCATGAGTCACCGCCTTTCCCAATCCTGCAGGGTGCTCCGGTAGAAGCCGCCAGTGCGTAGGCGGAGATGGCAGGTCGATACCATCAACACAATGCCAGACGCCTTCTGAGATGTAGCCGAGCCAGACAGGCTCCCCGCCGTCGTCGATGGCGATCAAGACAACTGTGTCATCGTCGGGGATGCCATCAGAGACTGGCGTCCACTCGGATACGGGCTTGGCGCCGCGACAGAGTCCATCCAGCTTCGCCTTGTCGTGGCGGTGCTTTGCAATCTCCTGCGCCGTGAGCGGTGCTGGACCGTAGGCGATGGAGAGATAAAGCAT